ATACTTGGCGTTAGGGCAGAAACATCTATTTTAGTTACTGCGCTTTCACCCGTTCCATCACTGACATTAATAAACTTAAAGATGGCTGTTTTAGGGCCATCTTGAATAGTTTGGGTTGATACCGCATCAGCCATAAATTACTCCCTACGATGCTACGTCGTAGCCAGTGATCTCAATCAGGAAACGTCCTGCTGTATATGCAGCATGACCTGTGCCTTGACCTACCAAGTATAAATACTGATCAGCAGCTATAGTTCCACCAGCAACCATAGTTCCTGCGGAAGCAGCACCGGCATTAATAATCTGAGTTTCTGTTAAATCACCAATGGCTGTGTCATTAACACCTGTGCCTTCAGTAGCAGAATACAAATCTATATCCGTACCACCACCAGCAGGTGTTTCGGTGCAAGTCATAGTCACACCAAATACAACGCCTTGGTTAGCCGTGGTTACTCGGCCAATAAATGCAACTCCATCACCATCTTTACCAATGATGTCGCCAGCAGTTCCACCATCTCGCAAATCAGTAAGATCAATCATTATGGTTGTCTTAACAATATTTACATTAGTGTCAACGTCACTCTTTAAGCGATTAACTTGAGTTACATAAACAGCAGCGGTGCCTTCAATACCAGCATCTGAAGTGGCTTCAGTAGCCATCTTGTCACCACTAGTAACTGTAATAGCGCCCGTGGTTGCATTTTTAGAAATTTGTTGATACCCATTTTCCGAACGGACTGGGCCATTAAACGTAGTCTTAGCCATGTGTGTCTCCTGTCGTGGCTAGTGTCTGTTGATTATACAACAGTCAGGAAAGAAAAGGGGGCGCAAAGCACCCCCCAATCCGTTAGCTCGATCCGGGTGATCCAAAGATTCCTAGTGGATCAGATACGCCGAAACTATAACGCTCTCGCGCCTTGTATCGAACATTACCTGTATCGAAATCACCGTCCATCGAATTCTCCAAAGCAGCTCTCTCAAAGTGCTTCATACCGTTAGGTATGTCTGTAATCAGATACCATGAGTTAGTATCAGTCAAATAGTGATTGACTGAGTAGCCTTCTGGAATAGTTCCATTGGAACGAATTGCGTTGATGTCGTTATCCGCTGTCGCAGGTCTACCCTCCGATTGCAGAATACGAGTCGCCACAAACATATTGTTTGGGGGAACAATCAACTTTCTAGGACGAGCTGCGATCAATAGACCTCGCTCATCTTTCCAACCAGCAATAGTAATAACCGCTGCTTCGAGGGACGTTTCATTCAAGTCAGTTCCAGTGGCAGGACGATTATTGTTCTTGCCTCCGTCAACTGTTGGGTGACCGTCACCGCCAGTTACACCATCACCAGACGCTGTGAAAAGGTTAACCCCATCACCTGACTGATATGAATTAGTGAAACCGTTGTTAAGCGGATTAGCAGCTTTGACTTGCTTAGTGTAAGCCATTGCTCTTGCTAATGCTTTGGTATAACGAGCAGACAGTGAGTCATAGAGGTTATCCTCCATAGCTTCTTCTGTAATTGCGAAACCCATTCCAATGGTTTCGTGATTATACCTAGCAGTGAAAGACTCTTGCGCAGTATCGTAACTGATAGCTGAACCTTCGTCTTTAACTGGTGCCGCAGCAAATCCACTCAACTTAACCTCTTCCTCGAATGAACGATCTGAAGATTCAGTCTCATAAATTTCTGCGTGTTCGTCTTCGTACTTATTGTACTCCAAGCCAAAAAGGGCATTAAGTCCCGGCAGGAGTTCCTTAAGCATTTGCGCTCTTGAAATAGCCATTCTCTAATCTCCCTTAAACGCCAGTCGTATTAACGTACTGGTGACCAACATTGAATTTCATAATGACATCTGTATAGGTGTCATTGACTGCACTATTCGGGCCTGTCCAAAAATCATAGATTCTCAGCGGTAGCGTGTTAGTAGTTGCTACGGTGCTTCCGTCTACAGCATTCTTGCTTCGACCAATAGATGTTGAACCCGCTGTTTGTACTACAGCAAAGTTAGCGCCAATTGCAGTTTGGGCAATTGCTGCATCACTTTGCATTACAAATACAACATTAGGATCAGTAACGATATATGCCTCTGCATCGCTAGCAACCGTTGAAGCGGGCCACTGTTGATTAAAAGTCATTTGGTTAGTGCTTGGGTCTGTGTATTTACATCCCAAGAATATGCCGATAGGAGTTAAGGTTGTTGTGCCAGTATCTTTCTCGACAGTACCAGCGGCAACTAACTTAACGAAATCGCCATAAAAAATAGCAGTAGCATAACCACTAGCTATCTTGATGTGCTGAACCTTGCCATTAAACGAGCCACTTGCGCTCGTAGTGTTGACTGGTCTAGCACCTGAAGGGGCTGCTGTTGTAGCCATTAGATGTTACCTCGTTCAAACAATTTAATGCGGTTACTAAGAACCACGGCCAAACGTAACACGAGTGTTTCGATCCGGTTTCAGCAAAGGCATCCGTGGATCGTTTTCTTTCATGTACGAGTTATCAACGCTCTGCATTTGTTGAGATGCTACATTTTCGTAATAACGCTGACGAGCTTCCGCAACTTCATCTGGAGCTTTACACAATAGCAATCCTCCAATTTCAACACATCCGGGGAATCGAGATTCATGGTCTGGTATGATCTCTAACTCTGGATGGTCTTCCAACTTACAAGGTTCCCAGCCTTCTCTAAAACGCATTGATACATTAGTAGCATCACTTTGTCCCGTCATGGCAGTTCGGATATACCGAAACGTCCATCCCGGTTGAGGGGTAGGGTCAGGTAGTATTGGTGGAGGTGACCATTGCTCCATTCGCGCATTCTTATCACGCGACTCTAGTTCCCTTGGCGATCTTTCTTGAGTATCGTCTTCCATTAGCTAATCTCCTTATAATTGTGCTGCATATTGTTCATTGGTAATCCCAAGCCGTTTCGCTAACTGTACTTGCGTTTCAGATAACTTAACTTTGCGGGACTTCCTACCTGCTCGTTGAGCGGGTGCAACAACGGTGGATGTTCTTCTTTGTGTTGATTCAGACTGTTCTCTTTCAACCCCGAAGGCTTTTGGAAAACTCTCTCGAAGCGTTTTATCAATGGCTGAAAAGTATTCAGGAGAGTTTCTAACTATCCCTCTATGACCTAACATCTCATCTAAACCGTAAGCAAAACCTGTTAAGGCTTCATTTCCGGGCGCTCCAAACCAAGGGTTTTTTTGCAACCACGAAACCAGATTGGGGTCCATAGGTTGCTGTTGCGGCGCTGTCGCCGTTTGTTGTTGAGGTATCTGCTGTTCAGGCACACTCTGTTCTGGATTTACTTGAGGCTGATAGTTCTGTATATACGTTCTATCTGCCTGTATTTTTGCCATCTGCTCTTGAGCAGCAACCATCGCATCCGTATCACCTTCTTCGTGAGCTTGCTTATACGCACGCTTCGCGGTTTCTAATTCAGCTTCGGTTCGCGTCTGCACACTCTGTAGTAATGCTTGCTCGCTCCTGCCAACTAAACCTTGTAGGTGATCGTTGTGTTGTTTCTGCTGCTGTGCAAATTGAATTGCCTCATCACGCATACGCTGGGCTTCTTCTTTCTCCCTGCGTTGTTGATGGTATTCATACTTAAGACGATTAGTTCTTTTCTTAACGTTCTCATCCATGTCATCTATTTCGTCATCATGACGAAACGGTTCGGATTGAGTTCTTAATTCTTTCTGATCTTCAGCCGGACGATCATCAACTACCTCAACTTCTATCTCTTCGATTTCTTGAGGAACAAGATCTAATTCAGATTGAGGCTCTATAGGTTCTGGAAATGATAATTCAGACACGCCTTATCCCCCTTGGATCTTCGACAACAGCTTCCACTGTGTCATCGTTAATGATACGAAACTCTTTGCCATGTATGCTTATCCGTGTTCCGCTATAAGATCGCATTAGGATAAAGTCGCCTTCTTTGCACCACGGGCCGCTTGGAAAACGTTTCTTATCCTGATAACAGTCTGGCCCCAACTTAAGAACAAACCCAACGATTGTGGCTGTTTCCTCAATCTCGATAGTCTGTCTTGCTTTAAGTATTCCGCCATCTGTTTTCTCTTCGCTTTCAGGTATACCAATTAATATATGATACCCTGATGGTTCTGGTAGTTGTTTCGCCTTTTCTGCTTCAGACGATTCTTCTACCGCTTGTATTGTAGTTTCTGCTACTACGTCCATCTGCTTACCCTTATACACCACTTAAAAGGAAGTGGTTAACCTTCGCACCCTGTAGTGCTAAATCTCAGTAAACGTTTTTTCGGCTACCTCCGTTATTTCACGTTTTGCCATTTGTAAACCTTCTATCTGCCCCCTAACAACTTTATATTGCTCCATCGTTTCGATGCTTCCTGCAATTAAGGTTTCCGTTAGGCGAACTTCAGCCTCGTTTAAACGCGACAATATCAAATCTATAAACTGCGGGTCAACAAAATCTGCCATTATCTTACGGGCTTCTTAGGGTTTGTTATCTGTTCGGCTATCTTTCTACCAAGCTCTGCGCCAGCTTTTTTCTCGTCTGATGCAATCTTTGCTTCGCTCATTGCGTTTTTCAATAGTGAATCAGCAATGCGTGTACCTATCTCAACACCCCTTGCTCTTTGATTTTCACTAAGTTCTTTTTCACTAGCCATGCGGTCTAGCGCAGAATCTATTGCGCTTGCTCCAAGCTTGATCCCAGTTAACTTTTCATTAGCCTCTAACTTACGTTGTTCAATTTCAGCACGCATTTCGGCTTTACGCATATCGGCTTCAATCTTACGTTGCTCATTAGCAGTACGCTCTGCCTCGTTCTGAGCTTTTGCCGTAGCCGCTTGTTCATTAATCTGAAGTTCTTTCTGCTTAAGCTGCAAGATTGGATCTGCTGCTTGCTCTTGAGCTTGCTGCTCCTGTACTTCCATTTGATCTTTCTGGAGTAATTGAGCTGCTGCCTCGGCAACCAGTGATGCAAGCTTTGCTTCGACCTCTGGCGGTAGCTCCATATCTTCTGGAGGAAGATCCATGCCAAGCTCTTTTTGTATTTCCTGTCGGTACTGGAATGCCAGATGCTCTGCAATATGAGCAGACATTTGCGCTTGTATTGCTTCTTGATTTGGCGCTTGTCCAAGTAGCTCTAACATCTTTGGATCTTGCATCATAGACATATGCGTTTGTATATGAGCCTCGTGATCCTGATAAGCAAACGCCTTTATCGGCTCACCATTAATAAGATCCATGTTTTCGCTAACTGGATCTTTAGGCTTCAAGTCATCCTTGTCAGGTACAATGTTTTCAGGATCTCTTATGCCCAACGCTTCAAGCATTTGCCTATGCAATACAGGCAAGTCGTATAGTTGTGGTGCTTGCTGGGATAACTGAAGAGCTGACTGATACTGCATAATCCTTTGCGACATTGTTGCGGCATTAGGATTAGATACAGGTATTACATCAACACGGCCATCAAAGTCTTTTGTAATATCATCACGTTCGCCATAAGGCTGATACGGATATTCAGTAGGGCCGAAGTCCTCAACAATGGTAACTAACAGCTTTAGTTCGTCCTTCATTGCTGCGTGAAGTCTGGCTTGTATTGCCGACATCACTTTCATATTTCTTTCAATCAACGCAAGCGTTGTGCCTACCGGAGCCTGATTTGACATATCCGCAGCTTTAATATCTGCCATAGATGCAAATCGTCTGGACTCTTCAGTGATTGTATTAAGTAGTTGATACAGGGTGCCGCTTGGTTCTTTGTATGGAAGGAAAGATATATTCTCTTTAATCGTTCCTCCGGGTACATCCACATCCCTAAATTCTCCGGGCATGATTGGCGTATCGTCAGCCTTGATCCTCATACCTCTTGCCTTTAACCCGCCCGGAAGGTTAGACAATGTTCCAGCATCTACCAACTGCCGTAGTATAGATGTAGCAGATTTAACAAGGCCACCAATTAGATGAACCAGCCCCAGACCATAAAAGCCAAGGCCGGGGATATATTCATAATGGACAAAATGATCTCTACGCATTTTATGCGGATCATCTTCATAATAGTTTCTTCTGATCGACAACACTGTAGACGAGCCTTTGTCGATAGTAACAACATACGGAACTGCAATACCTGTCGGCTCTCCATCTTGTTCATCGGGGAAATCCTCAAGATCTAGCTCGACCTGAACCTCCAATAACGTATGAACGCTTTCTCCAGAAAGATAACCACTACCAATTCCTGTGCCTACAGTTTCTCCAGTGATCTCTCCGTACTTGCTTTTAATGGGATCAATTTCATTATCAGGTGAGTTTAGTTCTACATCACGATACAGGCCGCTTACCTGTAGTTTACGAATCTCATTGCTAGTCTTACGCATCAAGTGCGTCATGCGGTTTGTTGTTTTAAGATCTGTTGCGCCGTTGTATACCACCATGTCTTCAGCCGGAACAAACATTGAACACGG